TGAGACAGCATTACGTAAGGAATACTTAAACAGTACAGATCCTGATATGAGGGCTGTAAGAAAGTCTGAAAGTATAGATAAGTTTGTAAACAAACGTATTGTTCCCTACCTCAAGGCGCAGAAGAATAAGTTTTTAGATTTAGCTAAGGAAGTTAGCGGAGCTAGAACTGACCCACTGCTACTAGCACACGAGAAGTTTCGTAAGCTTGACAAGGATACACGTAAGCTTGCTATGAGTGAGTGGATGCGCCAGAATGGTGAGCCACCTGAAATGTCAGACGCAAGTGAAGTGGAGGCTCTAATAGAGCTAGGAAGAATCTACAAGGGCGTACTTAGTAAATAAAAGAGGGGGCGATTAAGCCCCCTTTAGTTTATCGTGTGTCACCACTACCGCCTAGAGTTCCAGATTGTTTTCGTTGCCCTAGTTTCTTTTCATTCTGTCCTGCTATCATACCTAATGACAAGTTCAGATCAGTAGCTAGTGCAGCGCAGTACCAGAGTACATCACCAATCTCACTGGCTATGTCCTCTCGCCATGTATCAGGACGCTTATCAGGCCCGTCACGTATAAGCTTCTTTACCTTGTTGGCTACTTCACCTGCCTCACCAGCTAACCCTAGCGCAGGGTAGAGGATACGATGTTCCTCTGGGTAGATGGCAGTTGAACTTGCGTTGCGCTGATACGAATTAAAGTCAGACATGCTGTACTTCTCCTGTAGAAATTTGGTTGCTTCTTCTTTTAGATTCATATTCCTTCTGCCGTTTCAATGTTTCAAAATAGGATTTGCTAAACCCTCTCTCCCATTCCCTGTGCTGCATTGTGTCTTTGTGAAATGGGTTAGTGACACGCCCTGCCCTGAAGTCTTGTGACCCCTGATTATATTGGACACGCAATGGTGCATCATGTTTCCCTAGTCCACGTTGCTTTCTCATGTTTTTATTGTTGCCCATCATACTCTCCTTATGCTGCTTCTTTTAATACATCTATAGGCTTAAGATCACCTATCTTCATTTGATAGTTATCTCTACGGTATTCGATTTCTCTAGTACCAGCATAGAACTTATCGCCCTTACGTTTTAGTACACCATCTTTTACAAACCCGTCACGTTCATACGTACCACATACCCACACTTTAGACAAGTCATTCTTTACGTTTGTAAACACAAAGTAATCGCAGCCTTGTTTCTCAGAGTATTTAAATATAGTAGCTTCGTACTCAGGTTTAGGTTTGTAGTTTGTACTCTTAGCCTTTACGTCTATCTTCTTACCATTGAGAAGGATGTCATAATCATATGTGTTATGAATCTCACCACCCAACAGAGAATGCACTGCCAGTTCTCCTAGAAAGCCAGCAAGATTACGGCCACCGTTCATCATTGAACCTTTTAGTTGGCCCATCTCTCTGGCTTTTTTTGTTGCTTCAATAATCATTTCTTCTGTAACGGGTACTTCAATAATCATTTTAAATACTCCTTGAGTTCTGTGTACCCGCCAATATGTTTTCCATTGTTATCGAATATCTGGGGCACAGTTTTTATACTTGCTTCTTTAAATAAATGCAATAGCCACTTACTACTTGGCGATTGTATGTTGTATTCCACATAACCAATGTGGTTTGTGTTTAGCAAAGCCTTAGCCTTGTCACAAAATACACATTGGTTACGTGAAATTACAGTGTACATTAGCTACATAAATCCAGTAACAAATTCTACTGTCATTGGAATAACTAGATCAGCTACTATCACTGCTCCTGCTAAGAATGTCATTACTTCAAACATATTATATCTCCTTATGTTAAGTCTACTATTTCACATGCATCACCAGTACAAGCCATAGTTTGCATTGCAGCGGTGTTATCGTCTTTCTCGTACTCAGACAGCCCAGCCCAATCAATCTTCTTAGGCATAGACTTTAGTAGCACATTGTACGTGTCCTTGTCTACGTCTTGGTAGGGTGCCTGTTGATAAGTATGATCTGAGTGTGGCAAGAAAGACACACCTGACATCTCATCAAAGTGTTTGTATACAAACGCACCTACTTCCATCCACTCATCATCACGAACTGAGATCGTAACGCTTGGTTTATGTTCGCACCAATGCCGTTGGTACAATAGCCAAGTCTGTAACTGCTCAATGGCTGTCATGTCGTTACGAGTGATTGACTTACGAGGTGACTTGACAGGGAAACTAAACACAGTAGTCGTGTCTCCCTTCATAACACATGGCTCATTAGGGATGCCTTGATCCTTCATAAACTGTGTCAATGGATCTTTGTTATCACCACGAACAGTACGGATATAATAGGCACTATGGCGAGCATGTATCCCAGAGGCTGAATCCACCAGTTGCGAGACTGTTCCTGATGGTTTGACGCACGTGATTGCAGTGCTATGAGGTATACCAAGAGTGTCAGCAAGTTCAGCGTTAGTATTGACAGCAACTCCACGAAGATGTGCAAGGGTCTTCTCCAATCCTTGGTTTTCTGATGTAGTAAGAGGGTTGTCCATGATACCCGTTAGAGATACTCCAAGCAAACGCTCTTCCTCTGTATTGTTCTTCCAGACCTTACGTAGATAAGGGAAGTTAGTTAAGGAAGATTGTATTGTACCTAATGCAGTTGCGATCCTTACCTTTCGTTCCAAGTCTGCCATTGTATCTGTTGCCCTGATAACAACTTCAGTAAGGTTGCAAAACTGATACGGACGTAGTATGATTTCACTACAGGGGTTAGTTCCAAACTCGTAGTCAGGGTTACGTCTGCCATACTTCTTCGCTTGATCTTTACTAGCTTGCCTGTTGAATACACCACGCTCTCCTGATTTACTTTCTACCAGTGCCTGCCACTCACGCATGAAGGTTTCCATGTCAGGCTTCTCTGTATAACTAACTGAGTTATTAGCCAACGCTCGCCAAGCTGCAGTCTCCCACCATTGTCCTGACTTAGCGTGACGCATACGGTCATCAGACAGGTTAGACAGACTAATCATAGCTGACCTACGTACACCACCAACCACAACGATCTGACCAATGAAGCACATCAAATCATGGCACTCAATGCTGGTAAGCTTACGGCCTTGTGCATTCTTGAACGTTGTGATAGCGAAGTTAAACAGATCAATCAAAGGTGCTGGGCCACTAGCCCTGCCACCAAACACTTTCAGTCTAGCACCTGCAGGACGAACACGAGAGACATCCCACTTTGGGATCTCACCAGCCCAGAGGAGAGCAAGAACTTGACGGAACGCTTTAGCCCATCCTTCCTTACTGTCTTTGACAACGACAGTAGTCTCACTGTAGAACAACTCAGGGATCTCAGGGAGTTTAGTAACGTACTGACGCTCGACACTGAACCCAACGCCAGTGCCACAGAGCAAGATGTACATAGCCTCATCGAAGGACTTAGGGTCATCTACGGGTAGGTAGCTACAGTTGTAGCCAGCAGTGTTGTCTCTGTCTAGGGCTGGACCTGCAGTCATCATAGCTCGCATCGAGGGTGCAACCTCTAAGCCTAAAATAGCTTGCTCGCACTCTAATGCAAGATGATGTAAGCTGTCAGGCAATACCCGTCTTACTACGTTGTCGATGTATCTGCCCACAGTCTCGTTCCATGTCTCACGTCTACCCGCTTCCTGCATCCACCTAGCATAGCGGGATTTGTGGATGAAAGACTGGTAGTCGGTTGGTAAATAGTTATTCATATTATCATCACTCCATAAATAGTTTCAAATGTTTTACGTCTAAGCCATCAATATCATATATGTATTCAAGAATCAATGCCCTAATTTCTTCTTCAATATTCCCGTCAGATGGTACAGGGTAGTCATCTTCATCAAGTTCAAGTGTAAGAAATGTTTTGATTATCATTTCCTACTGTCCACTTCCTCAATCAAGCGCTCTATGTACCACTTAGCTTTTTGTAGATCCTCTATTCCATTCTTGTAGTTCCAACGCCACAGATACTTGAAGCTATTCTGCCAACAGTATGCTTCGTGTGCTGTTACATCAGCGTCCTCTACCATAGCTGCCATAGCATCGATGCATTCTATGTTAGATGTATTGTAATGTGGTGGCTTGTTTACTACGTCAACCATCTTTGTCTCCTTTGCTATTAAATAGTACAGATATTACATTATCTGATACACCTGCAACCTCAATGGCTGGCTTTACTTCTTCTTCCTCTTCTATTTCCTCATCAATAGTTTTATCTACTTCGTTCTCTAGTAGCCTGCGAACCGCTGAGTCTTCTTCCATTACGGGTAGTGAAGCACACATCATGTAAGACAGCTTCATAAGTTGTGCATGGTCAAAGTCTGATAGCACATTGTCATCAGTAGTGCAAGTGCCTACCATAATTTCCCCTGTCCATTCACCCTTTTTATTTAAGAAGGGGCTTAGTCGTATGATGTAATCGTTCTTATCAAAGTCCATAAATATTTTTTCACTACTCATTCTAACTCCTTTTTATTTTCTTTAGAGGAAACTGTATCAAAGGTGGATGTTTGTCTTTACCCTTTTCGTGTAGCCATTCCTCTGGAATAATGCGATCATGGTACATGAATTTATTCTTCTCGCACCACTGTCCATATGTAGTCTTAGCACCCTTACTTAGTTTAGCTCTACTACTTGTGAATACAAAACGTATATCCAACTTGGGATGTTGTTTCTGTATCATTAAATGTTTGCGCCTATCGTCTGCTGTGAACCTGCCTTTAGTTTCAATAATAATACCATTCTTTAAAATAAAGTCAGGAGTATAGGTGCGGTACATGAGGTCTTCCCACTCTATCTTAATGGCTTCGTACTTGAATGGATGTCCAAGTTCATTAAGATAGTCTTTGTTTCTTACCTCAAGACCACTCCTATACCCATGTTTTAGGGCAGCAGAGTATTGCTTACCCCGCATTTAGATACGCCACAACCCATTCCAAGGACTAGGCAAACTACTTACAGTAGATACACCCAGTGATCGTAGCTCCTGTCGAACCGCATCTTCTGCAGCCTTACGTGCTTCCATAGCTGAACGTAATCCTGCATACCTAGCCTCGTGTAACTCTTTCTTACGCTCTGCAAGATCCTTTTCCATGGCAGTAATCTGATCCTGCATTTCTTTTATTTCATCATCACCTAGCATTGTTACTCCTTTCAATCTATGTAACCCACGATGGGTTTGTTCTTAG